TACGTACTCTATTTCCGTTTACATCTGTTCTTCCACCATCGGTAAATGATTCATCAGAACTTCCATCACGAGAGTCTTTAAGACCAGTACCAACTGGAGAGTCGCCAAATAGGAAAGCTCTTTCTTTTTGAATCTTGTGTTCTTGTGATTTTTGTAAGCGTAATCTAGCTAACTCAGAAGACTCACCACGAAGTGCTGCTGCCTCTAGGGTACCAGTAATTTGTAATGGAGTTTTAAAAATCTGAGTTGAGTTGTAAACAACTTTGAGTTCATCTGACCATGCAGTAGGAGCTTCTGTTCCTTCACCCTGCGCATTACCTACTACAATAAAGTAGTCATTATCAGCAACGTCTAACGCAGCTGAGCCTAAGTTTTTAAACTTAATGCTAGAGGAAGACGCAGCAGTTGTAATAAGAGCATGACCTCTTAAAGTTGTTTTAGTTGAATCCCAAACTTCGCACTCAAGACCAACGTAAGAAGCGTCAACGCTAGAAGCCAATCCAACGATGTTATCTACATCAGTTGCAGCGGATTCACTGTCACCAGCTGCTAATTCTGCAGGATTACTGTTTGCTTGAAACTCTTGCTTGTTCCATGGGTTACGATGTTCGAACATTTTAAAAGTGGGATCATTAGGTGTTCTTTGTTCCTGATTAGCCACAACCGTTGTGAACGGTGTTACATCAGTCCATAGCTCTTTTACGACCTGTGGGCTGATGTAGAAATCTCGCCGATCAGTATATAAGACACCTGAGCCACTTAGGTTTTTACCTGTTGCCATTTTTTATTTCCTTAGTTTGCTCTGTTGCAATAAGGCTGCATTAAACAAGTCTTGGTCATTCATAGGAGGCTGTGTGTTTCCTTTCTCAACACTAGGTGTTCTAGGTACACTTAACGCCTGCTGTGCTTGAGCATATTCTTGTTTCTTCTGTTCAGCACTTATTTGATTCGGTGTTGGAGCATTCTGTAAGTCAAATAGTTTAGCTAAGATATCTAGAGTTACATTATTTGGATTAGTTGCCCAGCCAATAAAATCAGCTGCTTTCATATCATCCCACCCATAAGAACTTTTTACTGAGTTATATGCATTGTTCAACATAGCCTTTTCTTCTTGTTGTGCCATCATTCGATTTTGCTGGTCGACACGTGCATACTCTAAGTTCTTAAGATAATCATAACGTGCATCTTGATATTGTTCTTTAGCTATTCTATACTTAAAAGAATCGCTCTCAGGATCGTTATAGGCATCTACTTCACTGTAGTTAATCGGTCTTTCTGGTGGCGTAGGCTCCTTCAACGAATCATCCTGTGGCTGTGGTTGGGTTTCGTTGGAGACTGGAGCTTGTTGCATAGAACTTACTGCTTTCTTGTATAATTCAAGTTCAGCTGCCATGTTTTGAGCTTCATTCTTAGCCTTATCAGCCTGTGATTGCCAATATGCCATTCTATTCGGATCCTCTTTTGCAGATACATCTTGTTCAGCAACTGGGCTGCCCTGCTCAGTTTGAACTTCTTGTGGAGTTTCCTCCATCATAGGTTGTTGCGTAATTGAAGGCTCAAGAGGTAAGGTATCTGCAACTGGTTCAGGAGCAGGTGCATCAAATACATTTACCTGGTCTTGACTTACTTCTTGAACTTCAGCATTACTTTGGTTTTCCATTATTCCTCCAATGGTATTATTTCATCGTTTGTAGCTTCTTGCTCAGCAACGACATTTTTTATTTTCTTAAGTTCATCGTCTGACCTAGCTGCATACAGCTTAGATGCCAAATCGGCTCTATTAGCTGATTGCTCTAAATCAGTCTTAAACTTCTCTACTTCAACTCGCTGACGTGCATGAACGAGTTCACGCCTTGCTGTCTGCAAGTCACCTTCCAAGTCTTTTATTCTATCATCTTGAGATTGTACTTGATTCATGAGTGCTGCCATCTTTGAAGATCTATTCATAACATCTTCAACATTGGCTACTTCTGTTTGTTTAAGCACTTCTACTTGGTCTATAATGCCAGACTTATATAACTCCATATAGTACTCGAAACGAGCATATCTATTAGAGGGAAGTGTAGAACCTGAAACCACTAGCACATCATATTTACCAACTGTTACATCATTTAACTTGCCTAAAAATTCACCACTAAGTTCATCATAGACAGGTTCATTTATTTTTACTTCTTTTGGTTTATGATTTGGCTGAAGTAGCCTCATTACTTTCATTGTTGTGTATGTATACTGTATATACTGCACTACAATCTTTGCAACCTGATTGATACATTCTTCTATATCATCACGCTTTGACTTAATTCTTCTTTGACCATACTCATCAATAGCCAACGTACCTTTGTAGGTTTGTGGCGTAGCAGATGGGTCACCTTGCATAAGAGCATATATTCCTAAGATACGCTCAATATCTGCTTTAGCATCTGCTTCGTTTTTATATAATTCATTAGGTAGCGGAATTGGTCCAGCAACAATAGGAGTTCCCAACTCTGGATCAAACTCTATAACTGCTGTACCAGCTCGTGCCCATTCTTCCTCCAACTGTTTCTTGTTCATAGAACCACGAGGAATAAGGAGCTTTACATTAGTAGAGGAGGAAGCATGAGCAACGATTAATGACCTAATCTTGTTAATGTAAGACTGGAGTCCTTTTACTAATCTTACATCACTGATTGGGTATGGATTTCTATTGTGACCATTCATCATAGTAACAATAGGATAATCTTCTAGTGGCAATACATTAATAAACAGTAGCTCACCACCAACACTTACTGTTTGCTTGATGCGTGTCAGCTCTATCTCATTCATTAAGATATTACCTGTTTCAATCAAATCTGCATAGGTAACTTTAGTTAAGATAGTTGTACTACCCTCAAGAGCGTTAGGTGTTTCTTCACCTTGCATCATTACCTGCTCTTGTGTCATTGGGTTAATTGCTAAGTGGAATACGTTTCCAAATTCTTTTTCTATTTCTTCATAACGTGCTACTTCATTGTCATCAGTTATAATTCTTTCGTTGTCCTGATTAAATACTTTGTAAGCAGGTTTTTGTGCATACTCTTCAAAGTCACCAGGTTCTAAAATCTTCTCATCATTGATATAAGGATTAAATACTCTATAATGAGGTACGGTAATCTTCTCATATCTATCAATAAGCTCTAGCTCTCTATCTGCAGTAGAATTGATTCGCTGGGCATCTATATCTTCTTTACTAACAATCTGACTTTCAAGCCCTGTGCGTATGGCTTCTGTTTGAGGAGCGACAGTAACCTCAGTAGCTTGTAAGATTGTTTCCTCTAAATCTGGATACATGGAGATAAGATGTTTCTCAGAATAGAGTTTTGATACGATAATCGAAGATGCATCTCTTGAATATGCATCCTGGGATGAGGGGTCTATATATACATTAAGTGGATCAATCGCCTTAACAAAGACATCACCTTTACCAAAATCAGCTTGTGGGTCATGGTGTACCATAAAGCATCCCATACCTTTGACGTAATAATCATCAATAGCTTGTTTTAGTTCGGTGTTACCCTTCGAGTTTTCCCATACCCAGCTCATTAAATCAGAAAATATTTGACCAGTTTTTACATCGCTACCTTCTCTACCAGTAGATTGGAAGCGTGGGGAGTTAGCAGTTAACATAGCTTTTGCCTGTTCAACTGCAGGATATATAACATTAACAACTAGGGGTTCTTGTGCTCGTTGACGTAATGCATCTATCTGCGATTTAGTCCATTGAACACCATTACGAAATTCGTTATCTTCGGTAGCTTGACTTGCCCATGAATCACGCACTGATGCGTATTCTCTGAGCAAATCTTCTGATATTTTAACTTCTGGATTTTTCTCTGGCATAATATTGATCCTCGAAGTTAGACATAATTATATCAAAAAAGTTTCAAGAAACTAACCAATCTTCTGACTTTTTTTCAAAATTCTCATGTATGTGATGAGTTTTCTCTTTGTAAAACCCATGATTCGGTGGATAATTGTTCTTTGTAGCATAATACAACCCATCCAAAAGGTCGTCATGCTTACCTCTAGGAAACATAAGTAATTCATCCTTCAGCTCGTGCATAGAATCCTGTATATGTATCTTCTTTTGTGCAAACCATGGTTGCATAGTTTCAAGTCTGGATGACTTACTTGAACGTGGAGATTCCTTTATTTCAAGTCCTGGTATAAATAAACCTTCTTCATCTGCCCTAGTACGCAAGTAATCACGTAACATTTCTTGATAGCCTACAGATTCAATGCGTGTTTTAACAGGTTTAAATAGTTTGAACTGTTTTATTATCTCATCTGCAAGATCCATTGGTTTACAACGTTTGCGAAAGTAAGGCAGTACATATTTTTTATTCTTCTCATCCACAGCTACTGACACTATAGTTGAGTAGTCTGCATGTTTTTTAATTGAACTAGCTGGGTCTACACCCATAAAGATGTTTATAGGTACTGTCTTACCTGACGCAAATTCTAAAAAAGGTTCTTCGTTTATCCATTTAACCTTACCATCATAGGTTTGTATATATTCTTCTTTAAACATTTGTTCTTCATCACCAATGATTTCACACTGATATTCACGATAAAATGAAGATACCCTGCCAATAGACTCTAATGATCGTTTCTCAGCTTCAAGTTTTTCTTTTGACCACATCCCTTCCCATAGAGCTGTTCCATCATCTTGCAATGCTTTGTATCTTTTAGATACCCATCCCTCTGTTTGCATTAAAGTTTCTACCATACAGCGTTGATGCTGCGGTGTACCAATCACTGCAAGTCTTCCACGTTTAGCATCTAGTGCAGGTGCCATAGACTGCAGCAACCATTTAAGATTAAACTCCATAGCTTCTGATGTTTTGGTATTATTCATATCTTCTGGATCGTCTAGAATAACCAATGTTGGTCTTTGATTACCATGTTTTAATCCAACAACCTGCTGACCTGTACCCCTACACATAATCATCGTATCGTCACGTAATACAATTTCAGTACGTGCCCAGGTCCTAGCAGAGTGTTGCCCCCAGTATCCGTAGATACTACGCAGTTCTGCACTATACTCTAACGCATTTTTTATAGTTTGCAATAATCTAACTGCGTGTCCTTCTGTTTTCGAAGATAGAACTATAAACTTTTGCCCAGGTTCTGTAAGAATGTGCCAGATAGGAAACACACAAGCAACTAATGATGACTTAGCATGACCACGTGGTGCTATGATATTTAGCTTGTTGTTAGATAAGTCTTGTAATAATTCAGCTATCTCATAATGAAACTTAGGAGATTCAGACGAAAACATATTAGGAAAGCATATCTTACCAAATAGTATGATATCCTTAGCTAACTTCTCTTGTATCGAGGTTACGCTCAAAACATACTCACGTATTTCTTTTTTTCGTAGGCTGACATATTCTTAGGACACTTAGGTAAATTTTTAACCTTAGTACCTTCCAAAGCAGCATTAATGATTCCACAGTGTAAATTGCCTTTGTATGTTGCAGCAAAGCCACACATTTTATTGTTTTTGTATATGCAGGGTTCAAACATCAATAACAAGCACTTGGTGGTAAATCGTCATCGTTTTGCAATCTTTTTATCAAATCGTCTATATACCACCTGGCTTTTTCTAGATCCTTTATAGTATTTCCCTTAAATGGGCATCGTACTATGTATTTAATTATATTACCTCTAAACCAGTCCATCTGCCAAGATGCAATGAAGTCAGTAACCTCAATGCCTCTGGTATAATGGTCTGGGTGGTTTACATCATCACTCATCTTGTGCAAGCTCCTCTGTTTTACGTGATGCTATCATTTTCTTTTCCTCTGTTTCTATTTGGTCCATGATTTGATTGGTCATATCTATCTGCAATGTGTCAGTTGTAACCTTCTTGTTAGGTTTCATCTCTAACATCTCTACAAAGTTCTCAGCTGCACGTAACATATTGGACACATCTTGTTTTTCTTCTGCAATATCTATGGCTTTTAGGATTGTATCCAGGACAAATCCTTTATCTATGCCTTTTGAAGCCATTATCTCCTTTAATTTCTCTGATACCATGTCTTTTACTACCTTTTCTTTAAATAATCTCTTAACAGTTGCGGCTGGAGCCTTCTGATCAGGGCGATAGACCTTACCAAGCTGGTCCC